CCCGAACCAAAAAAACTACATACTATAACAGTCTTGTTCACGTCTGCGGAATCATTGTTGATAAGTCCGCCGGAATCGCCTGCAATCAGGCCGGGGATATTATCGGAGCAATAAAACAAGCAAAATGGGATATTTTCAAAGCCATTTGCTGTGCTGATATGAAAGAAGAAAATGTCGATAATATCTACAAAGAAGATGTCGATAAATTCATACGTAAAAGGAGCAGGTCGAAATATACTAAATCATAGCCCTATGACCGTCTTACAAGCCCGTATCAGGTCAATAACTAATTATTAATACCTAAGTATAAGGAGAGTAAAACATGGCGAGAAAAACAAAGGAAGAACGAAAAGCGGCATTGAAAAAAAGAACCCAGTCCACCGTCAAAAACCGGGATGTTTCCAAGTATGGCGGCATTGATGTTTTAGATCTTGCCAAATCCGGCAAAAAAGGCAAGGTCAATATGTACGAATGCCTGATGGAGAAGAAAAAGAACATGATTGATATCTTGCCTTTTGAGATCACCCAAGACTGGTACAAGACGCTGAAGACATTTAACGGCAAATTGGTTGGACTGGAACCGGGTGACGAAGAATACAAACTGGAATATGCCATGCATCGGAATGTTGGATCAGAAAATAAATCCATGCTTTGCCTGAAACAAATGTTTGGGCTTCCGTGCGAGGCATGCTCCCAAAGGGATGAAGAATTTAAAAAAGATAATCCGGACGAAGATATTACTGATGGTCTGAAACCCACCTGGCGATGCATTTACAATATCTACGATTACAATGAGCCGGAAAAAGACATCCAAGTTTGGGATTATTCCAGGTATCTTTTTGAAGCAACTTTGCTGGAAGATGCTGAAAACGATGACGGCGGAATCATTCTTTTTGCTGATATTGAAGAGGGGAAAACCTTGCAATTCAAAGGCAAGAAAAAGACAATGGGGAAACAATCTTTTGCAGAAGTGGCAGAGGTTACTTTTGTTGATAGGGATGCTTACCAGGACGGAATTCTGGATGATACTTATCCGCTTGATAAAATGCTTGTCATTCCTACGGTCGAAGAATTTACAAAAGCATTTCTTGGTTTGGAAGAAGGTGATGAACCTGGTGGTTCGGATGATCCTGGTGATTCCGAAAAAGAAACACCCAGGCAAAGCCGCAGAAGGTCACCCAAAGAAGAAAAAACTGATGATAACAAATGCCCGAACGGCCATGTTTTTGGTGTAAATTGCAATGAAAAACCTGAATGCGAAAATTGTGATGAAAATATTTTTAATGAATGTGCTGATCTCCAGGACAAAATAAATGCCGGAGAGCAAACCTCAGAACCGGAAACGCCGCAGGAACCAGAACCGAAAAAACCAACCAGACGAACAAGGCGATCTGCTCCGCCTGCCGAAGAAAAAGAAACAGAAAAACCTACAACTCGGACAAGGCGAAGACGATGAAAATTGATCCCGATAAAAGATACATTGATGTGACCAAGGCTATTGGAATTACTTTTTCCTTTGGTCTTGGTCGGCCCTCCCGCCCTACCATTGCCTCCTGGGTCTTGAAATATGACCTTGGGGTTAAGGTAGGCGGGCAATGGCGAATTGATGAACAACGATTCAAAGAATTCTTGAGGACAGGCGAATGAATAGACGACGAAGAACTCGAAATGATGAAACAGAACAGCCCCGAAGAAAAACACGGGCAATGGTTGAGGATATTGAACAATCAATTAAAAACCCAGTCCGAAAGGAAATCTTAACTGAAACTCTTATTCCGTCTGGCTCAACCATGCTTAATTTGGCTTGCTCTGATAATCCTTTTGCTGCCTATGGGCTTGGAAAAATTGTTACCATGCCGGGTTCTTCGTCTTCTGGCAAAACCATTCTCATGCTGACCGCGATGGCTGAAATGGCCATTAACAGTCGTTTTGACGATTATAAATTTTATTATGATGACGGAGAAGAATCCCTTGCATTTGATATGGACTACTTATTCAAATGCCTTGTTGGGAGATTAACTGCCCCGGGTGGATACGACGACGATAATGAACCAATCTATTCCAACACAATACAAGATTTCAGGTTGAATATCCTGTCTAAATGCCAGGAGAAAAAACCCTTTATTTATGTTCTGGATTCTTTGGATGCATTGACGACGGACGAAGAACTCGAAAAAGAATATAAAAAAGCAATCCTGATGGCAAAAGGAGATATCGCCGCCATTAAAGCTCTATCCGGATCATACAATACTGAAAAGGCTAAAATACTCGGGCAGGCATTACGGATGATAAATGGAGCGATAAAAAAAACAAATTCGGCCTTATTTATCGTTCAACAAATCCGGCAAAAAATAGGTGTGACATTTGGAAAGCAAACAACTACATCTGGCGGCAATGCTCCGTTTTTTTACTCCACCCACCAAGTTTGGTTAAATAAAACAAATCAGATTAAAAATCCAAAATATGGTCTTAAAATTGGAAATAGCGTATCGGCAGAAATCACTAAAAATAAATTAATTGGAAAACTAAGAGATATCAAATTTGATGTTTTTCCCGATTATGGAATTGACGATATCGGTTCTATGATTGATTATCTTTGTGCTTCCAAAACTTGGAAAAAAGGTGGGAGCCGTATTACTCCTATCGGATTTAATGATATTAAGGCTGGTGGGGAAACATTTTACAAAAAGGATCTTGTCAAAATAATCGAAAAAGAAAACGCCGAAAATGACATCAAAAAATTATGTGGGGAAACCTGGAATCGCATCGAAGAATCTGTTAAACTTTCCGACAGAAAAAGGAAATATTAATCATGGCAAATAAACAATTATTAATCCAGGCGGCAGAACGGTTTGTTTGGAAATGTGAACACGGACGAGGAAGAAGTATAGAGACATATAATCAACTCAAAAAAGCACTGGCCGCTCCGGAAGCAGAAAATGACGGCCCGGATTTTGATGTTGATCCTCCCGAAATTGATTATGTTTTACAAAAAGAATATTAATCATGAAAAACTGGTTTGGCAAGAATTGTAGATATCTCACCGCCGTTTGGGAAGAGGATGAAACCATTGATCCTGATTTCAAAGAATACGAACCAGTTTTGAAATATTGCAAACATCCATTAAATATTTGTCATACAGAAGGCAATTGTTTTGAAAAGATATGTCCCCTTAGTAATAAAAAGGAACCCATATGAGAAGACAACGACAAAGGACATTGACCGGTGATCCGGCAATATCAAACCTTTCCCTTAAACCCAAAAAAGAACCCATCTTTGTCGGCATAGATCCGGGCAAAGGCGGAGCCGTAGCTGCTATTGATAAAAATCTGGAGGTGCTTGATGTCAAAGATTGGCCGGGCAACGAATTATTCTGTTCTGATGTTATAAAAGATTATTGTTTGTGGTGGAATAATGATAAGTTCAAAATCTTTGCCGCTCTTGAAAGGGTTCATGCCATGCCGGGACAAGGTGTCACGTCTATGTTCACCTTTGGAGAAAATTACGGCATGTGGAAAATGGCTCTTGCATATGCCGGTCTTTCTTACCTCAACCCACCGCCACAAACCTGGATGAAGGGCATGGTCGTAAAAAAACAATTTGCCGGAGACAGCAACAAGGCTCATCTCGCCGCCGCTTGTCAATTATTTCCTGAATATAAGCATCATTTCGTGGGGCCAAGGGGTGGAATCAAGACAGATAGATGTGCCGCTGTATTGATTGCTTATTGGAGACGCCAGCAATATTTCAAGGGAGAATAAATTGCCAGCAATAATAAAAAGAAATACTCGAAAACGGGAGCGAGAATTAATGGATTTAATCCGGTTAAAAGAAACAAAACGGACAATCCTAAGCATCCAAGCCAAAAAAGATCTCACCGAATTTGATGCTCTTTTAAGATTATTGCATGATAAAGGAGTTTTATGAAAATTATAAATTATTTTATACGTAGAAAAAAGATTTTGTCTTTAAAAAAGAAATTAGCCAGAGCAGAATTTCATTTTATTGAAGCCAAAATCAAGGCTATAGAATCAGAAAAAGAAGTGACCATAAATATCTCTAATAATGAATTACGACCAGATTTAGAAGCT